TCAAATAGTCTTTAAATCAGCTAGAAAAATGTATGGAGAGAAGCCTAGAATCATTGTTATGGTCCAATCAGCTGATGAATCACAAGAATTAGTAGGGAATGATAAATGAACCTACTTCTTTTCTGAGCGTCTGTACATTGAACATCCATTGAACCAAATCGTTTAATGTTTTTTCTAATGTACGTTGATTGGGCTAAAAGACCATATAAATCAATCTTAAATCCTGTTGATGGACATTGACATGCAGACATAAACTCTCCGTTAAAGCTAGAAGCTTAATATAAATAAGGATAAAATGCAACCATTGACATTTAAATAAATATGTACTAATAATAAAAACAAAAGGAGTTTAATTATGGCTAGATATAAAACCTCTGAAGTTCCACAAGGAAGACCTGGATATACTAAGGAAGCAATGGAAAATCTATGTGAAGAATGTAGGCAATATGCTGAGAAAGACACTTCATTAACGATAGAAGGATTTGCTTTATCTAAGAGATTAGTTCCTTCTTGGGCTAATAATCTTGCAGAAGATTATCCCGAATTCAAACAAGCCTATGAATATTGTAGATTTATGGTGGGTAAACGCAGAGAAGAAGGGGCTCTTAAGAAGTCTATGTCAGAGACACTCGTTGTTCGCACGATGCCTCTATACAACAAAGAGTTCAAAGACTATATGTATACCATGGCAAAACTTAACTCTGAATCTGAAAAAACCATCAACTTTATCGCCGCTAAACGTCCTGATCTATTAGAAAAAGAAGAAGAAAGTGCTAGTTAATGGATGTTTATTCTGACTTTGATGCCAGAGATTATCAAAAAAGCTTCATAGATGCTATGGAGACCAAGAAACGAGCTATTCTTGTTTGGCACAGAAAGAGTGGAAAAGACATTGCTTGTTGGAATCTGATGGTAGCAAAGGCCGTTCAAAGAAAAGGTGTATATTTCTATATTTTTCCTGAATATTCTCAAGCCAGAAAAGCTCTTTGGGATGCTATTGGAGAAGATGGCAAGAGTTATCTAGATTATATTCCTAAAGAGATCAGAGAGAATACTTGGATGTCCGAAATGAAGGTCAAATTGATCAACGGTTCTATCATCCAAGTCATCGGTTCTGATCGTGGTGATGCAATTCGAGGAACAAATCCATTTGGCGTTGTATTGTCTGAGTTTGCCTATCAAAATCCCCAGATCTGGACATATATTTTAGATCCAGTATTAACTAAGAATGGTGGTTGGGCCATTTTCAATTCCACTCCCCAAGGTCGTAACTATTTTTACGAACTTCTAATGTATGCTCAAAACCATCCGGAAACATGGTATTCATCCATATTAACAATTAATGATACAAAGCTATTATCCGAAGAAGAAGTTAGGGGGAAAAGCGCTCAAGGTGTGTCTAAAGACCTTATTGAGCAAGAATACTTCGTAAGCTTTGAAGCCGGTGTTGAAGGATCATATTATGGCAAATATATCGCAGAACTCGAAAAGAACAATCAAGTTTGTAGCGTACCGTACGATAGAAATCTGCTCGTATATACTAGCTGGGATCTTGGCTTTGCCGATAGCATGTCTATTATATTTTTTCAAAAAAGAGGAAACGAAATACTAATCATTGATCACTATGAGAACCATGGCTATCAGTTAGCTCATTACTTAGACATCATTCGAGGGAGAGGATACAACTATGGACAACATTTTATTCCTTTTGATGGTAATTTGCATAATTCTACTGGTACTACTTTCAGGTCGGTTGCGCTAGAGAGTGGTATAGAATTTGTCGTTCTACCTAGAGAGCGTTCTGTTTTGGAGGGAATAGAGAAGGTTAGGGGGTTATTTCCTCGCATGTTTTTCGACAAGGTTAAGTGTGAATTTCTAATAAAATGTTTGCTTGAATATCACGCAGATTATGACGAAAAAGCTAAGGTTTTTAGAAGACAACCAAAACATTGTTGGGCCTCACACAGTTCAGACGCATGTAGATATATGTGCCAAGCGCTTGATTTAGTTTCTAATCCTAACTCAATGAACAAAGAAGACTATCGCAAGTGGAAGGCTGAACAAGGCTGGGTTTAGTTATTTTATCTTTTCATTCAAGTATAACTTTTCAAGAAACTCTGATCTCATTTGTTCTCTTAAAACATTCGACAGCAGATTAAATAGACACTCGTTTTCTAGGATCTTGTCCCCAGTGTCTTTGATCACTTCTTCTATGATTTTCTTAGAATATTTAGCAGAAATAACATCGAAATATCTCATCATATTTGTATCATCGAGATATCTCTTCATATCTGTATCATCGATATATCTCTTCATATCTAAACCATTTTCTTCTTTTTCCATATTTACTCCTTATGTTTTAGAGATATAATATATCCATTTAGTTTTTTTCTTGCCTTTTTCGTAAAGATCTATTTTCAATTCTTCTTCGAAAAAATTCTCAAAAATATCGGTGCAATCTAACCATACAGCGAATTCTATTGAACAATCATCTTTTTGTTTAGAGTATGTTGATTTGTTCATTTCTTTTTCTTCTTCTATTGTTTCTTTTAGAAATCTATCTCTTTCTCGTTCTAATTCATATAAAAGATGATATTGTTCATAAAGTGCATCCTTGATTTCTTCACCTCTATGATAAAATTCAGACCATTTATTCATATTTATGCCTTATGTTATAATTGCTTTAAAGCTGGTGTAGCTCAATGGTAGAGCATTTGATTTGTAATCAGGCGGTTGAGGGTTCGACTCCTTTCGCCAGCATTAAAGGGCCCCTTTCGAGGCCCAGTTGGAGAAAACTAAAAGACAAACGAAAGATTCATTTTAACACCTACAAGGTGATTCTTTTCATTAAAATTATATTTAGTGAAATAAGGCTGGAACATCCAAGCGAATTTCTTGTTTACTTGCCACTTAATAGACGTTGCTATTTGCATTCCCAAGTCATCTATCGATTCTTTAACAGGACTAGCGCTGGGATGATTATAGAAATTGATCTTTTTTTCGCTACAGAAGGCTTGAAAGAGTTTTCCATCTATTTCTAAGGTAAAGTTGCTGCTTAGAGCATATGAGGCTCTGCAACCTACACAAGTGTACGGCATAAACTCTTTAAACCCGTCATCGTTGACAAACTTTTCTAAACTAGTAAGTCCTATTCCAACATAAGGAATAACATTGTAATCATTTACAAGAAAATTATATCCTATAGTGTGCTCTAAATTTATTAATATAGAATAATCCTTGTATTGAGGAACTTCATATTTATAAGAATAACGCGGTTCGTGTTTTACTGCTTTGATAGATATTGTGTCACTCGCCATGGCATATGAATAGTCAACGTTTGTGTACCAACTGTCACTTTTATTGTATTCGTATTGAAAATTTGTCCCGAAGAAAATGAGAGAATAATCGACAACGTAATCATTATTAACCGTTGTGTCTATATCAAATTGAAAAACATTGTAGCCGACATTTAAATGATGTGGTTTTTGTTTTTCTGGTGGCTGTTCTTGCGTTTGCGTTTCATCTGAAAAAGCAAAGGAACAACTGATAATCCCTAGAAAAAACGTAAAAAATCTAAAGTTCTTCACGCTACCTCCTGTGTTAGTTATTTGTATCTTAAGGTTAGCATATGAAATTAGGAAAAAATCAGTCAACAGAAAACTCAATTCAACCACAGTTTTTAGTTTTTTCTTTTTTCAGCAGGAGAAAAAGGTGAATTTATAGTTTATAAGCTACAAAACACGCTAAACAAAATAATTTACATAAACACCTAGTCAACTAAATCTTTTTGTTGTATTGTGTAATTGTCAATTTCAATAACCCTTGTACCCCAGAAATCTATGGCAACAACTTCATATGAAGCTCTTCGTCAAATAGACAACAATTTCTATGTAGACGGTGGAGACTCTGAACGTTCCATTTTAAAAAGAATGGAAGATAATTATAATCAATATATTTCTCAAACACAGGCTTTCTGGAATGAAGCCAGAATAGACCAACGTTTTGTCGCCGGTGATCAAAGCCTCTGGCATGAAATCTATAGCCACATCCCTATGAATCGGCGCAAACAATTTAATTTTAATAGAATGCGACGCATCGTCAATATGATATCTGGGCATCAGCGGAAACATCGTAAAGCAACAGTGGTTGCACCGATAGAAGGTTCGGACGAGGAGGCTGCTGATCAGTTTACTGATATTGTTTCGTGGGCTTATGCTAGAGATAATGTGTATAACACCATTTCCGATGCTTTCGAGAATGGGTCTTTGATCACTGGCATTTCTTTATTAAACCCATGGTTGGATTTTACCAACGATCCAGCATCAGGTGATTTGAAAATAAATCATTTATCTTATAACTCATTCATGATGGATTCTTATTTTAGAAAGATGGATCTATCTGATTGTTCATTCATTTGGACAAGAAAATGGTTGAGTAAATATGAAATAAATCTTTTACTTCCTGGTCGTGAAGATGAAGTTAATGGGATGTCTAGAACATCTAATAGAGATCAGCGCTTTTATTACATGCCTGAGAATTACAATTTCACTATTCGCGATCTTCTTCCCTATGATG